TATCAGTGTTCGCTATTATGGCGGGTTCAAATGCCATTAACCAAACAGGACAAGACTTCGAGGGTATGAGGGCAGCAATGCTTCTATCTTCTGGTTCAGCAGCACAAGCTACTAAAGACTTAGCTTTTGTAAACGAAGAGGCTAAACGTCTAGGTCTTAACCTTAAGAATGCTACAGATGGATTTACTAAGTTCCAACTATCAGCACAGGGTAAGCTAGACAGAGGTGAGACAAGACAACTATTTACAGGCTTCTCAGAGTTCGCTACAGCAGCTGGTGTTGACAAGTTCAGATATGAGAAAGGCCTACAAGCCATTCAGCAGATGATGAACAAAGGTCAGATCATGGCTGAAGAATTAAAGAACCAATTAGCAGAACAAATTCCCGGAGCTTTGAAGGCATTTGAGCTAGGTTTAGGTAAATCTACAGCTGAAATATTCAAGATGATGGAGAACGGAGAGCTAATGGCAGAAGATGTTCTACCTAAGGTTGGTATTGCATTCGCAACTCTAGCTAGACAAGGTGGAGCATTAGCAGCTCAGTTAGCTTCTACAAGGGTAGCTCAAGGTCAGTTTATGACTTTTGCCCAAGAAGGTGCTGACACAGTATTTACAAATGGATTCTCTGAAGGCTTCTCACAGCTTTTAAAATCTATAGGGCAAGATATAGGAGCTTCCTCTGATGGTTTAAAAGGACTTGGTAGAATCTATCAATTATTCTTTAAGATAGTAGAGAGAGCTTCTAAAATACTAATACCTATTTTAAGTGCTTTGTTCTCTATTATAGGGAGTGTGTCTGAGGCTCTAATAGATATCTTTAGTAGTAAGATGTTTAGTATTGTAGCTGGAATAGGCGCTATGACTTTAGCCCTTAACAGTGCCACCATCTCTACAATGGCTTTAAATAGCGCACTGCTGGTAACACTAAGAAGGTTGTTACTTATTCCTTTATTAATACTAGGAGTAGCTCACGAAATAAAAGCTTTGTTTGATGATGACTTAACTGGACTAGTAGAAGACTACTTCTTCGGAGGTAGTCAGATAGGAGACATAAGTAAGTTTGGAGCTATGGTAGAGAAAGCTCTTAGAGAGATACCTTTTATAGGAGACTTCTTAGGAGACTCTATGGCAGAAGGTAGATCAGAGAGAGAAGGTTTACAGAAGTTACTTAAGAGCAATAGCTCAGGTGACTTTCTTGAAGGATTTAGAAAGGACACAGCACAGTTTAGGTCAATGGTAAATGGCAAAATCGCTCCTAGTTCTCTTCCTTCTAGTTCAAACTCACAAAACAATGGGGGAAGAATAGACTTAATGATATCTTCTACAGATAGCAACATTCAGACTTCCTATCAAACCAATAACTTAAACGCTTTTGTAACATCGGGGTAAAGAATGAGCCACATATATATAGAAACACAAAATGTAGACCCATCTTCCAGTGTGCCTAAAGAGTTTTTTGCTTTAACAGTTACTGAAAGTGTGTCTTTTAACATGGTATCAAGGCCAACTAGAAACCCAGTCTCTGACAAATCTATTGTCTCAGACCATGTAGTGAATGAGAATAAGAAGTTTACATTCTCAGGTATGGTCTCTGATGTACTTAACTTTGGATACCAAGCAGCAATACCACAGTTTAAGGCTGCTGACAATGTAGCTAGGCTAGAGCTTCTTAGGGACTCTAAGATGCCTTTCTCAATTAAATTTGATAAGGACTTAGGGCTAGTAAAGAACTGTGTATTTACCGCCTTAGAGTTTTCTAAAGAATCAGGTATGGGTAGTTCTTACGATGTTAAGTTAGAGTTCGAACAACTGACTATCGCGCCAATCGCTAATGAGTTTAGAGATCGTATGTTCAAGGAAGAGCTTAATAAGTACAAAGGCATAACAGAAAACGGTGATAGTAACACTGAAACAGTTAAGGGTAATACCTTACTCAAAACTTTTAGAGACTTTGTTAATAATTCTATTGGAGTTAACTAAATGGCTTCTAGTATAATACTTAGAGATGACGCTTACTATTCACAAATAGTGTCTCTCAGTAACTCTTTGTTTAAGTTAACTCTTAAGTTTAACTCTGTAAATCAGTCTTGGTATTTAGATATAAGCTCTGTCAGTGGAAGAGAGAAGTACTTAACGGGGATAATGATAGTCCCTAATCAAAACCTCACAGGCAGATACATTGTAGACGAGCTATCAGAAGGAAACTTATACTGCGTAAAGAACTCTAACACTAAAGAACCTTTAGGTTTTAGTAACTTTGGGAACAACAAAGATTACAGACTTTATTGGATACCTTCTAATGAGGAAAGGGAGTTAGGTATAAATGAACTTATACAGTTATAACAGAGTTTATTCCTTAGGTGTAGCTGGCCCCGAAGAGTATTCGTCACCTATTGTCACAACAGCCCTACCAGAGAACATAGGTTTTGGTCTTCCTTTAAATGTTGAGTACAGGGCTTTTAGTATAGCAAATGAAAATGTGTTTTCTAAGCATCAGATAGTTGTGTCTATCTCTCAATCTTCTAAAGCTTCTGGATCTGGAGAAGGCACGACTATCTCAATACACAACTTAGACGAGTCTTCTATAAGGAGAATCTCTAAAAAGAATAATCTCGTAGTCCTAAAAGCAGGTTATGGAGAAGAAGGTAGCGGAGATAAAACTCCACTAATATTTGTAGGCCAAGTCCAAGAGTCAACAACTAAAGATGAAGGCTCTGATACAGTTACTACACTCAGTTGCAAGGAAGCAGCCACAACAACAACTAGCGTCAGAATAAATTTAAGCATACCCCCTCAAATAGCTGGAAGAATACTAAACTACGAAGATGTTTTTAATAGTTTGATTGGTGAGTGGAAAGACAACGGAGTAGCGATATCAAGAGATAACATCCAGTTGGTGTCAGGATTGCCGTTTAGAGTTACACCTAAAGAGACACTACTAAGAGGGGGTATGACTATAGATGGTTACTTAAGAGACGCTATGAATGAAATTTGTTCTTCTTTTAATTATGTATGGTATATCCACAACAACACTCTACATATACACCCTACAGGGTTGGCTGAGTTCTTGTACTTTACAGAGCTTAGAGCAGAACAGATTAAGTCTATTAAGGCGCTCTCAAGTGATGTAAGAAACTCAGGGGTATCTAAACCTTCTACAGGAATAGAGGTCAAGACTTTTTTAAACGGTAATTTAGTGTTAGGTAAGAATGTAAACATTATAGACGGAGAGTTCAAAGGATCTTATCTAATAGAAAAAGTCTCCCACAAATTAGATTATAGGGGAGAAAATGCTTGGGAAACAACTATAGAATGTAAGGGGGTCGGATGAGTGTAAATAGTTATGAAGTAATCAACTCTCACATAGAAAGATTTAAGAACACTTTGAAGACTCAGACTGTAGGAAAAGTCACACAGGTAAACTATGTCGGAGAGTACATAGAGTCAGTCACTGTTAAACCTTATGTAAACACAGTTTATAAAGATGGGCTAATTATGGAGAAGGCAAGCTGTTACAGAGTGCCTCTTATATTCCCAAGCTCAGGAGGTGGAATTATGTCATTCCCTGTAGAGATTGGAGACCCAGTGTTGTTAATGTTCTGTCATGAAGACATAGAAGCTTACATGGATACAGGAGCTATCTCAGACCCTAACACGCTACGTAAGTTCACTAGTAATGATGTTGTAGCCATACCTTGCTTATATCCTTACAACGAGTCCCTGAGACCTTCTAAGGATAAGTTCCAGATCAAGTACAAGGGCGCTGACATCTCGATAGACTCAAGAGGGGCTGTAACAGTTAACTCTCCTGAAGATGTCACCATAACAGGAGCAACTACAGTAAAAGTTATTGCAGCCTCCATAACTTTACAGGCTGATGACGTAACTTGCACAGGAAACTTTAGAGTTGATGGAACTGTATCTACTGGAGGTGACGTTACTACAGATGATGGCATAAGTTTGAACACGCATACACATGGAGGAGTTAAAGTGGGTACAACTAAGACTTTACCGCCAAATTAATAGGAGATATTAATGAGTGACCTACTCTTAAATGAATTTAATGATATCAGTATCATAGAGGGAGAAGCCTCTCTTATAACTGACAGTAACACTTACCTAGCTCAAGTTGTAGAGATAAGAATGAAGACTTACTACGGAGAGTGGTATAGAAATTACACAATAGGTATTCCTTACTTTGAATCAATCCTTAAAAAGGGTGTTGAGATATCTTTTGTAGACGCTATCTTCAAAGATGTAATTAAGAGTACAGATGGTGTTAACAGAGTAAACAATTATAAGTCTTCTTTAAGCGCAACAGGAGAGTACTTAGCATCTTTTACATTTACAGCAGATGATGGAAACATAATCTCTCTGAATACGCAAATAGAAATATAGGAGGCATAATGCCAATCACATCAAAAGGTTTTGAAGAGACTAGGTTTGAGGACATAGTTTCTAATATAAATTCTGACTTAGTTACCAACCTCAGCACAAACTTTAACACCTCTCCTGATACAGTTTTAGGAATTATAACTAGCATATTCGCATCGGCTGTAGCAGACCAAGAGCAGCTTTCTTCTGCAATATCTAGTAACTTAAACTTAGACTCTGCTGACGGAGTGTATCTCGATAGACTTGTCGCTTTAATAGGTTTGAGACGTTTACGTAAGGGTTTCTCTACAGGTATAGTTTATGCCAAAGTAAGTGCAGATGGCAAGGTTTTTCCTAAAGGCACTTCTTTCACAGACACTCAGAACAACGGATATCAAGTAAGCTCTTCTACAACAGTTAATTCTCAATCTTGTTCAGAGATAACATTAACACCTAACGCTATTTCAGGAGTCTTTAGTGTAACAGTTAATGGTACGATATTCTCAGTGAGTATCTCAGCAACTTCTACCTTAACTCAAGTAGCTGAGGCTATTGCCAACAAGATAGCCATAGAAGCTCCTACAACATTCACAGTGAAGAGATCAGGTGCTGTACTAACACTTACATCAGTTACTACATTTACGCCTATGCAGGTCTTTAGAAGCTCTACAATAGACTTCACAGAGATAGAAGGAGCTTTACCTACCATAGCATCAGTTACTGGAAAGATAAACCCTCAGATAGGTACAATAACATCTATAAACAGTAACACCAGTAATGTTAACTCAATAACTAACTACGACACATTTAACGTAGGCAGGGATGAAGAGACTAACTCGGAGCTTAGGGTAAGGCACACTAGAAGTGTAGAGATTTCAGGTAACGCAACTATAGGAGCTATCGCGGCAACCTTAGCAGATTTATCAGGAGTTAGTCTAGTAAGAGTTTTTCCTAACGAGACTAAGTTTACAGATACTGATGGTAGACCTCCTCATAGTTACGAATGCATTGTAGAGGGGGGCTTAGTAGATGAGATATCACAAGCGATATGGGATAGCAAGCCAGCTGGAGTAAGTACTTATGGCGAGCTAACAAACCTAGTTCTAGATTATTCAAACAGCTTACAAGCAGTTAGGTGGAGCAGACCAGTCCCAGTATATGTAAATGTTAAAGTCACTTACTCTAGCTACGCTGAGGAAAACCTTCCAGACAATGTAACCCAAGCTATTAAAGACGCGGTAGTTCAGTATGGCAATAGCCTAGCTCTAGACGCTGACATAATCCCTCAGAGATTCTTTGGAGTTATCTACGGAGCTGTAGAGGGTATTGGCAGTATGACTATACAAGTAGGTACTTCTTTCTCAGCTTCTACTACAAGCCCAGACAAAGACGCATTTTCTACAAACACTCTACCAGTTGGTAAGAGAGAGAAAGCAAACTTTAACTCAATAAGGGTTAGTGTGGTGGCTTTATGATAAACACTGTGAACTACTCTGAAGAGGGTATCTCTAGAATACTCTCACAGTTTCAAGATAAGCCCAACTTAGTAGCTATAGTCAAGGCATACTTAAAAGAACTAACTAGGACTCAAACTGACTCCTTAAGTTTATTAGACCACTTTGACATAGACACCGCTTACGGAGCAACCTTAGACAACATTGGTAAGGTAGTAGATTCCAGAAGGTTAGGTAGGGGAGATGTAAGCTACAGGAAAGCTATAAAGAATCGTATTTACTTAAACTCTTCTGAGGGTACTCCTAACCAACTAATACAGATATTGCAACTGTTATCTGGAGATGACTCAGTGAGGTTTTACGAACACTTAACGTTTAACCCTAAGTTCTTGTCTTCTTCTAACTTAATAACTAGAGCAATGGCACAAACTCTAAAAGACAGTTCTCCAGCAACAACAAGTGAAGTAGGTATTTATAACTCTGTAAATAGTAATGAGCTAGTTCCCTCAGAGTTAGAAATAGCAGGAGGTATCTTAGTGGATAACACTGGACAGGAGTTTGTAACAGACCAAGATTTAAACCTAGCTGTAAACTACCTAAGCAACCTTGCCAGTGCAAACTCTGTAAAAGGTGTGCCTCCTGAAGTAGGACAAACAACCAACTTAAGAATACCCCCAGAATACTACCACAGCTCGTAGGAGAAGAATAGATGACAATTAATGTAGAGAATACAAGATGGGCAAGCTCAAACATAGCAGACCCAGTAACAGGAACGCCTAACAAGATCGCTCCTTCTGAAGGTTTAAGAAGCGAAGGCATCCTCAGAGAAGAGCCACATTCAAGACAGCATATTAACTATCAGTATAACGCCATACACAACTCTTTAGTAGAAGTACAGAATCAGATAGACAACTTAGTCCAAGGATCAGGGGCTTCTTTGTTAGGTCTTATATATCACGTAGGAGCTATATACCTTTCATTAGACACTCAAAACCCAGCAGATAAGTTTGGCATAGGCGAGTGGACTAGAATAGAAGGTAGAGCCTTAATAGGGCATGATGAAGATGACACAGACTTTGATGGAGCTGGAGGTACAGGTGGAGCTAAAGCCCACACTCACTCTCAAACTTTATCAGTAGATGGTCATGTGTTAACAGTAGCAGAGATGGCCTCTCACAGCCATGATCATGAAGATGCTTATTACGTAGAAAACTCTAGTAGGCTAAACGCTGCTTCTAACAAAACAGCAGCGCCATCTGAAAACGCTGGAGTAGGATCTAAAGGCACTGACGATGACAACAACCAGTTGCTTGTTAGGGATGCGACTACAGATTCTACAGGAAGTAATCAAGCCCACAGTCACGGTATCTCTGGCTCTATATCTTCACAATCAATACTACCACCTTACTTTGTTGTTTACATGTGGCAACGAGTTTCTTAAAAACTAAAAGGGCTTAGAATGACAGATAAAATTGAATTAACGGCCCTACCAGAGACTACCACTCTTGTAGGAGATGACACTAATATCTTCCATGTTAAAGATGTGAACTCTGGTGTAGATTATAAGATAACTCTAGGTAATATAAAAGCTTTAATATCTGGTACAGTGTCCTCTAACAGTGGCGGTGTTGTAGATAATATATTTGACAGGATACTCCCTAATGTAATCTCAGAGTTTGAGCAGAACCTTGAACAGTCTGTAGAAGATGCCATAGCCGCTAACACTATCTCAGGATCACTACAAGATAGAATCCAAAGGTTGATCGGTGATAACTATGAAGATCCTAGAAACGCTATTATCAATCACATTAATGGTATCTTTGAAGAGGCAGTAACAGATAGAAAATTTGAAGCTGAGATTAGAACTCTCAACATAGATTTAGGAACTCTTAATGATGTAGTCCTTCCTAACGTAGAGGCTATCTTAGAGCAAGTTCAAATAGACTTAGAAAACCTCAATAGCACAGACCTTACAAACTTACAAGAAGAATTAGTATTACTTCGTAGCGATCTAGATAACCTTAACACTGAGGTTTTAGTAGAGCTACAAGAGGACATCGCTAACACTACCAGCTTAGTTAATAATTTCAATGACGTTGTTTTACCTGAGCTTCAGATAGACTTACAAGTTGCTAACGATAGTTTAGCGCAGTTTAATAGTGTAACACTCCCAGACTTAAACTTAAGCATAGAGAATGTAAAAACTGATATAGCTGACTTAAACATCACGGTAATACCTGCCATATCATCTTCTCTAGGAATAGTAGAGACAGACTTAGCAGAGCTTAACAACGTTACACTGCCAAGCATTAACTCTTCTTTACAGACAAATTCTACAGAGGTTAATGATTTAAAGGTAAAAGTTGAAACTTTTGATGGCAGCATAACCACTAACACTAACATAGTAAACACTTTAAATAATACCACAATACCAGAGCTAGAAGGTAACATAGCTGGCATAAGAGAAACCTTAGAGACATTAAGCGATAGCGACCTTCCAGAAGCTCTAGAAGGTTTAGTTGACTTAAACCTCTCTCTAGAAAGTTTTAGGATAGAGGCTGAGGTAGAAGATCAAAGAGTAAATATAGTCAGTATCATTGACAACATTCTTGGAATAAAAACTACAGAGCAAAAGTCTTCACAAGCCTTTGACAGTAAGTTTCCAATAACAGCAACAGATATTAAAGATGGTAGTATTAGTACACCTAAACTCGCTGCTAACTCTATTACCGCTGACAAGATACTAGCCAACTCTATTGGTGCTGACAAGATTATAGCTAACTCTATCACAGCAGATAAGCTCGTAGCATTCTCCATAAGTGCTGACAAAATAGCAGCTAACGCTATTACAGCTGACAAGGTTCAGGCTTTGTCAATTACAGGAGAAAAGATACAAGCAGAAACTATTAGTGGTGATAAGTTAATAGTAAACTCTATAAACGCAGATAGGATTGTCTCTGAAAGTATTCGAGGAGAGAAGATTGCAGCAAACACTATAAGTGCAGACAAGCTTGTAGTTAATAGTATTACAGCAGATTTTATTGCAGCTAACGCTATCACAGCTGACAAGATAGCAGCTAACTCCATAGATACTTCTAAGTTGAGAGCTAATAGCATTACCACAGTAACAATAAATGCTCTAGCAGTAACAGCTGAAGAGATAGCAACTAACGCTATTACGGCTGACAAAATCATAGCTAACAGCATTGTAGGTGAAAAGATTGTAGTCAATAGTATTAATGGTGACAGAATAACAACCAACACTTTAAATGCCAATAAGATAATCGCCAATACGATCACTGCTGATAAGATAGCTGCCCTAACAATAACTACAGATCAAATAGCCGCTAATACTATTAGAGGAGATAAGATCATAGCTAACAGTGTTAATGGCGATAGAATAACGGCAAACACTCTTAATGCCAACAGGATTGTAGCTAACTCTATAGGGGCAGATAAGATTGCCGCTAATGCTATTACAGTTAATGAGCTTGCAGCAAACTCTGTAGTGACTGGTAGCATGTCTGCTAACAGCATCAACGGTGATCGGATCTCTGCTAACACTCTTAACGCTAACAAGATAATAGCGAACTCGATCACCTCAGACAAGATTGGAGCTAACCAGATTACAGCAGCTCTTATAGACGCTGACGCAGTTGACGCAAGGGCGATAAAGGCTGGAGCGATACTAGCAGAAGCAATAGCAGCTGGAGCTATCACAGCAAACAAGATACAGACTTTTGCATTAGATGGAAAGCTAATTACAGGTACTTTACTAAGAACCTCTGCTAGCACATCCGTCCCAAGAGCAGTGATAGGAGACCCGACTTTCCCATTCTGGTTTGGAACTGGAAACATAAGCTCAGACAATGGAGAGTTTTACACTACAAGTTCAGGACAAGTAGTTGCTAACGGAATAACTATTAGAGGTGACGCTACTTTTGCAGGGGAGTTAGTGGGTGCTAGTGGAAGCTTTTCAGGAACTGTATCTGGTAGCAGAGTTACAACTTCACTAGGAAGTGGATTTAGAGGAGAGCTACATGATGATGGCGTTTACGGGCTATGGATAGGGTCTGGAGCTAAAACTGATGCTAATGCTACGTTCTTTGTCAAAAAGAATGGCAGTGGGTTTATAAAGGGAGAGTTCTTTCAAGGTCAGATCAGCAGAGAGAGGTCTAAGGTAAATAGCAACTCAAAGTCTGCAACAGCTACTGGACACAAATCCGCTGGACGTACTGTAGAAGTAAAAGGTAACTTTTTATATTCTGCTAGCTTTTCTTCTAATAGCAAACGGAATAGGTTAACTCTAAGTTGGAGGTTTAAAAGAAATAATACAGTAATAGACTCTGGAACTTTTCCAGCCCAGCTTTTTCAAGAGGAGGAGTTTGGAAACTTTTTTGGTGAGTATTCTTCAAATTTGAGTATAACAGCTTTTGATGAAGCAGCTGCGAGTGGACAAACTTACTCTTATACTTTTGAGATCACTACAACACTACCTTCAGATGCCCCACAAATTCTAAGAACTACAGTTAACACCTATGAGAACTTAATTGGTTAGCAAATAAACACAAATATTATAAGGAACAAAAAGAATGGCAATTAATCCGATACACCTATTAGCAGCGTCTACAGCTAAAGCTACTAATGGCAGTAATATCATAGAGGTCTTTGGTAGTATAGACGCAAGCAGAGTTTACCAAGGCTCTGTAATAACCCTAGGTACGTTTGCGGCTGTTGAAGGTATCAGCGGCACAGCGCCTAACTCTGATGGCAACTCTACAATAACCCTATTCGAACCGTGGCCTGAAGTTACCACCACTGCTAGGCTAACTGCCTTTAACTCCTTAGAAGGTCTTACAGGAGCTATAGAGAAGTCTCGACAAGTAGTAGCAGCTACATCATCTATAGAGGCTATCTCTGGAACAGGACTTCTTGAGAAGACAGGCACAGATGCTTATGCTGTTACTCCTATTACGGCACAAGCTAAATTACTTTTAGATGACATAAACTCTCAAGAGCAAAGAGATACTCTAGAGTTAGGTAATGTGGACAACACCTCTGACGAACTTAAGCCTGTGTCTTCTGTTCAAAGAGTTATTAATGCTGCTATGTCTAATGCAGAGTTCTTTGCATTAGCTGAGAAAAACAAGAGATTTAGTGGCTTCAGTGAGTTTGGAAAGCATCAAACTGAGAACTCTAGTTTTGGGGTAGTCAACGAAGGGATGTGGACTAACCCCGCTGTCTCCAATAACCTAAGACTTGGGAGGGCTTCTCCTAATGACTCTGGTGCAAGCAGAACTAATGTCCCGATTTTAATTAGCAATGGAATTACTCATAGTATAAATCACATAAATAACAGCACCACTAATGAGAACTTAATTAAGTTACCGCCTGCACCTAACGGCCTAAAGACATACAACAAGGCAACAGGCGCAGTAGTAACTCACGCTAACATAGCAACAGCATTCGGCTCTGAAACAGCAGATAACAAAGTTATTATCTCTCGTCAAGATTTCGCGTTAGTAGAATCATTCCATGAAGCGATAGAAGACAAAGGCGTAGTGTACCCTCTTGGTAACTCACAATATGGTGAAACCTCTTACAAAGGTATTTCTTTAAGTAATAGTCTAGTAGCTCAAGGTTACAGTGCATTTGGTGAGTGGGATACTGAGACTAGGGGTTATGGAGTTCAGTGGTCAACCTTGACAGATGCTCAGAAAATTATATTTGTTCAAGAGCCTGAAAATAATATTTACTTTGATCCTGAAGTCGGTAAACACATTCAAGTACGTTATCGTGTTAGGGTTGTTGAGGGTCTTGGTGATTCTTGGTTTAATGTATCTACTCAAAAGATAGGAAACTCAGAACTTTCTTATGGAAACAACTCTACTTTTGTAAGAGTTCGAGGTAGCAAGACAACAAACGTCTCAGAGTTTAACGATTCTTCTGACTCGTTTTATGGGACATCTTTTGGCAGTTGGGGTAGTGATAGTTTAGCCAGCGGAAGTAGTGGTCTATTTATAGGTGTGGGCAGCAATGGGTTAACTTCTGATAATCTAGCACACAACGGCCTATGCTTTGCTGTTCCAATCGCCCTTATTCAGAGAAGAAATCAAGGGGCTTATCATCCTGCCTATAATAGTAATGGCACTAAGGCATTTAACACTTCTGGCTCTGGTATTAATGGGAACAAATGGTATGCCACTACTTTAGAACCATCGAACACAGTAGAGTGTTTTAATAGTGTAAATAGCGAGAACGATTCTAGTACCGTAGGTGCTGCTCAAGGTACTGGTGAAATAGGCGCTTTTTCAGGTCGTGTTGATGGTAAATTCTTTGATGCTATCTACGCCTCAGATGTTAAAGACTTACGTATGTCCTCTGAGATTTTACCTGTAGATGAAGTCCGTGAGAAGTACAAGCGTATGGCTATTGCTGGTGAAGTGAGAGGGTTTGAGGGTGTTCCTTTTACTAAAGTGTTTGCTTTAAATAACATAAACAATAGTAATGAATTTTTAGATATAGCAGTAGCTGATAGGCCTTTTATTTTAGAGTTTGGTCAAGAACTAATAGGTAAGATTGTATATGTAGAACATGCAACTGATGGGTCTTATTTAAAAAGAACTATAAATAGCGTAGGTAGTGTTGGACAGTTTATACGAACAGTGGAAAGTAATACTAATACAAAAACTAATAGCTTGTTAGTAATAGGTGTTTCTAGTACCCACAAACAAGCCAACCCATCATGGACTGATATTGTTGGAGATCCTGCTCGTATATTAGCTACATATCCAGATGGTGTTGAAGGTCAGTGGTTGCCTACTATTCCTGATGGTACAAACACTCTAGTTGTAATTCTAAATAGAAAAGAGACTAAGGATTATGGAGCTTCAGACTTTATACAAACTGTAAACGATGGGGTTTCTTGGGCCGCTTTAGATAAAACTACTATCACCACTACTAACTCTTTTAATGTTAATTCAGCAAACTCAGCTGATGGTGTAACTCTTGTACATTACGAAACCCAAGCTCACTTCACGAAAGACGATGTGAATTCTAAGGTGTTGTCTTTGGGAGGTGTATTTTTAAGTGTACATCCAGTTATTGATACAGGGTCACTACTTACATCTTCTTTAATAAGTAAAATAAACACAGTAAGCACAGGTATAAGAGTTAATGAGCTACCTTTGATTTCCAATGGCCTTCAACAATCATTACTTCCGACATCTGCCTCTTGGTTAGCTATGTCCCACAGTGCATTAAATGTTGCATATGATAGTGCCTCACCAGCAGTCAAAACCCTAGACTACTTATCATCAGAGAACAACGTAGCTAAGTTGATGTATGTTTATAAAGAGATGGTTTATGACAGTAGTACTAATACAGGAACGGATACGGTAGAAGCCGTTGACCCCACTGCATTTTCTTTTAACACTATATATAGGATGAATGACACCGCATACGGTAGATACAATGGATCATATCTCGTATCTAAAATCTCAAGAAGCATTACCGCTAACTCTGTTAAGTTAATGGTGGAGACTGATACTGGTATAAGAGACTGGGCTAGTAATGAATTACTATTTACTAGATGGGGGGGCAACGGTTTTGGTGACAACAACCAATTTGAAATCACTGATAACCAATCATCACTCACAGACGACAATGGTAACTCTGTTCTACACGGAGCAGCATCCTTTAACACACAATACTTTATAGTGGAGAAATAACTATGGAATTTATAAAGCTAAGTGAAGTACCAGAAGCTATCAAGGAGTTTTATTTTGAAGAAGAAATAGGCGGGGTGGTTACTCTAAGTAACCACCCCGCTGGGGAGCATAAGGACATAAGAGACATTGAGAGAGTAGTTGCCTTAGGTAAGGGCAACACTCAGAGAGTTATAGAGATGTTTGCTCCTATGGTAGACAGAGGCTCTCAGTGGCGTTGGTATCAGAGTTACCTTATATATTTAAACTCCAAGGAAGAGTGGTATAACAGGTCTCAAGAGTTTGTATCAGAAGAAGGCTCTGAGTTTCAGGAAGTAGAGCCTTTAGCTCCAGTAAGGCCTTTGTCTTTAAGTGTCGAGCAAACTCTAGCGCCTTATTTTGGGACTCTCAGAGCTGCTAAGTTAAAATCTGCTAGAGTTACCACCTCTCTCGGAAACGATTATGATGCAAACGAATTAGCGATCAGCAGGCTAGGCATGGCTAGGTTAGCCTTAGAAGGTCAAGTAGACGAGTATGAGTTAATGTGGTCTTTAGCAAGTGATGATACAGGAGTTATGACAACAGTTACCTATAAGGATCTTAAAGAGGCTCACTTACTAGCTGCCACTCAGATGTCAACCAACTGGAGTAAATGATATGAAGCTACCTTTCTTTACACAATACACAGATAAAGTTAAAGGAGGGGATTCCTTTATGTTTAGAGTTAGGATGAACCCTAAGTACAAAGATAATGTAGGGTTACATCTACACGAGTATCAGCACATTAAGCAATGGTATAAAGGACTAGCCATAGGGCTTTGCGTAACAGTCCCTATCCTTCTATTAGGATTTCCTAGCCTCGCTCTTATGGGTTTAGTTGTTAGCCTACAGCTTCAGGGTTTAGCATATACATTTGTACCCTACGCAAGAAAGCTTATGGAAGTAGAGGCTTTTAGAGTTCAGATAAAAAACTCTAAAGGTGTTCCTAAAGAGTTTTTTATAAAGACATTGGTTGAGGAGTACAACCTAAACATAACCACAGCAGAGGCCAGAGAGCTTCTGTATGGTTTAAGATGAGAGGAAGCATATGAAGATAAGTTTTTCTGTGGCTACTTCGGTAGCTGCTATGATTTTTACAGGAGTGCTTATGAGTCTTGCCTTTGAATGGGTGACAGGCATTCCTTATGATCAAGTTACTCTGGCTCACGGATCAGTAATAGGAGCTGTATACGTGCCTACGGTAGCTATCTTTAAGTTCGCCCTTGATTTTGCACAAGACGGTAAAATAGATGACAAGTGATAAACATTAGGAGTAAAAATGTCTTGGATTGGGTAAACAATTTAGAGTTGTTGAGTTTTGTTTATGCCTCAGGGGTTGTTCCCCTTTGGTTCTTAATAAAGTGGCTCTTCAATAAAACTACTAGAGGTAACAAAGATAAAGTAAAAGAAAGCTTAGAGAAAGTAGAAGAGCGTCATAAGAGAGAATCTGAAATAGTAGACATAAAAAACTCTATAGAAGATATTTATAAACTTATAAGGAGACTTGAAGATGAGAGAAAAGAAATGAGAGCAGATATTAAATCTCTAGCACAAGAGATAAACCTTTCTACAACTAAACTAGAAACTCATATGAATGATCTAATGATGACCATAGTTAAGCTTAACATGGGGAGTAACTCATAGATGGATATTCGAGTTCTAATCGTAGATGATTGTGAGTCAGAGTTAAGTTTTATAGGAGAGGCATTAAAGAGTGTGGGTGTTGAGTACATGACAACGACTGAGCCTGAAGGTGTGCTAGGGATAGCCATAGAGTATAAGCCCACTTTGATAGTCACAGACATTAATATGCCAAAAATGGATGGCTTCTCTGTAGTTCAACAAATAAAATCTTGTGCTGAGACTGTACACATTCCAGTAATATTCTTCTCAGCTTCAGACAAGCAGGAAGATGTCATAAAGGGTCTTCATTATGGATGTGTAGACTTTATCAATAAACCTATCAATGTACAAGACTTTGTGAAGGTAGTCATATCTCACAGCTCTGTAGAATCAATGAGAGAAATCCTTTCTCCTCTCAAGTGCAGGACTGGGGAGATTATGAGAAAGTACTCTGAAGATATTTAACTAAGGAGAATAATAAAGATGTTAGGACTATTCACTCTGATAAAGGGTAATAAGATCATAACTTCTATTATGCTGATAGCTGCACTAGGCTTAGGCGCTGTGTATATCTGGAGTGGTGTCAAGGAAGACTTAATCTCTCAAGGATATAACACTGCTGTCACAGAGTATCAAGTTAAGATGCTAGAGCAACATAATAGAAGCATTAAAGATACTGAAGGTAAGCTTATCTTACTAAGAGCTAACTTACAAATACAGTATGACAAGAATTTACAGAGAGTGTCTTCTGAAAGAGAAGTGGATACTAAGGTGATAACCAACACAGAATTTATTGAGAAGGAGGTGTACATTGAAAACACTTGTAATACTGTTGACCCTGATCTTATCCTCATGTTCAACAAGTCCATCAATGGTGTTAACACAAGCGAACAGTATTAGTAGTGCGCTGCTAGAAGCGCCTATAAACCCTCAACTGTTAGTGACATGTAGGGTAGCTTACCCTTTCAGAGAAATCCCCTTAGATAGCGGTTTAAGAGGCTTCTACAGCAATGTTCAGTACAACTTAGGGCAGGCTAGTAAGTGTTATGACAAGGATGAAGAACTGGTGGAAGAAGTTAATAAAAAATAATATATCAGATAAAGAAAAAGCCCCTAGAGATTTCTCCTTAGGGGCTTTTTTGTGTGTGCTGTATTAACGCTTAACTGACCAGCGTAAGTCTTTGAGTTTAACTTCTCGCAGGTAAACCTCATTACCTGTACGCTCTAAGATATCTTGGTTAAGCATATCAGTGCGGTGATCATTATGGCGTTCAAGGTGCTTCTTAACATTCTTCTCAAGGAGTACCTGTTGGATAACTACTTGGTCAGAGTCTGCTGTGATCATGTTAGTGCTATACACTAATGAATCCTGAGCTTCGATACCTTTACTGTCATCCCAAAGCTCTACTGTTACTGTTGTACGTTGTGTCATATTAGTTACTCCTGTTGTGTTATTAAATACTGGATTGTCTGTGATATTTACTCCTGATACTGAGTTACTGATTGTCCCTGTTATAACTTTGTTTCCGACAGTTGAACCTACAAACTCCCCATCAAGCCACTTCTTCACCTTCTGAGAAGTTGTTTCTACCTTAACATTATCTCTACTCATGTCAACCCCCTCCTGTAATTTAATTTCTGTCCCTTCTGAATAGCCAATAATTTCCTTACCTTGCCAAGTTATAGTGGCATCTTTAGCACTGTATGCCTTAGGAGTTTGTCTAGGCTTACCTAAGTATAACTGACTCTTCTTAAAAGAGTGCTTAGTTAGTCCTCCATAACCACTGTAATCATCATGTTCATAATCAGTGTGAACCTGCATAGCCCCAGCCCACTTCAGAGTTCTTACAACCTCATGAACACTTTGCTTAGTTATATTAGCTACTTTTGTTAATGATAACCCAGACTGCCATACGTGAATACAATCTTTTAACTCCATATATCCTCCTAAGACTTAGCACCACTGAGCAGCTTGCATCAGTAGGTTGTAGTTAACAAGGTCAAAATCTAAAACGATACCATCTACGTTTACACTGTAGCACTCCTTACCCATATACAGTAATGAGATCTTATTATCACCTAAAAAATGATACTGACCTCCTACTTTCAAATCTTGCTTCTTCATACATACTCCCCAATATTTAATACTTTAGAATCAATTAAGCTGGTATCGTACCATCCCTCAGTTAAGACTATAAAGGAAAATGATAAGAATGTTGCAATTAGTAGTATAGTTAACAGGGTTGCCACTGCTATAGCTACCCACCTCGCTATCCTTAGAATTAAGTTTACCATTACAGTATCTTCACAATAGGGTAGGTACACCAACCACTTAGAGACAATCCTGTAGGACTAGACACTATCCCCTCGTCTATAAGGATCTCTAGGATATTGTTAAGGTTATTAGTGTCTAAAATGGTTTCTCCCTCTAGCAATACCTCTCCTGTACAGGTAGTGGCCTTAGCGTAAGGTTCTCCATCTGCACATTGAAGCAAGATTGCAGGCTGTCCATTAGTGTAACTCTGAGAGAAGTCTAGCCATAAGGTTTCTCCATCATAATCTATAGATTTCATATTTATACTCCTTTGTTTATGTTAAATGAATCTTTGTAAGCTTCTAGGATAACTAGAGCCTCAGTCTTAGTATTAGTAATGCTGCATTCCTCAGCAACTTCTAAGAGTGTAGCAAGTTGTAGCCAGAGTGCAACATTTTCTTCTTTTAATTTAGAGTTCTTTTCATCTCTCTCTACAAGCGCCGCTTCACATTGCTTTAAATGGTTAGACCTAAACTCTAAACTAATTTTTAAGAGTCCTTTATCTTGTCTAAGCTGTCTGTTTTCTTCTATCATCTCAGTTAAAGTCATAAACTTTTCTCCCATTTCTTGACCATCTTAGTTACAAGCTCTAAGTTCATCACTGTAGAGGGATCTTCCATATTAGCCTTAAAACTATTTACCTCTATGTGACATGCTACAGTGTTACCTTGTATATATCCTTTAGAGTTATCTACCCTATCGAAAGTAAGTGTGTTTTCATCTAAAGGTAATCCTGTAAAGAAACACTTCTTAGCTTTAAGTAGATT